CTAAATGTTATCAAACCAAATTTGTCGGCTCTGTCCGATGAAGAGATCGCCACTCTGGTGAATTTACTAAGTCGGCCGTAATAAATAACGGTATACGGAAATCGCCCGTTTTGGCGGGTTATTCCTGTATAAATAATAAAAAATTTACATGGCTTAGTGAATACTAAACTTATCAATTTGAGCACGCCGGTTCCAACTGAGAATGAGGTTTTCATCGTTGAGAGAATCAATGAGGGACTTGATGTATCTAATGAGAATGGAGACATTGTATTAGAAGGTACCGCTGCAGTATTCGGAGTTAAGAATAATAACAACCGAGTTTATGAGAAGGAGGAGTATTTACCTCACCTTTCTTATCTGCAGGAAAAAATTTCAAAGGGTCAGCTTTTCGGAGAACTTGATCACCCACAAAGCTTTGACGTTTCGCTTAAGAACGTTTCACACGTAGTTGAAGGCCTAAGCTATGACGAAGGATCTAATTCAGTAAAAATCAAGCTTCGTATCCTAAATACACCAGCCGGTCAGATCGCAAAGACTTTAGTTGAGTCTGGTTGCACAATCTCATGTTCTTCTAGAGCTGCTGGTCAAGTAATGAATGAAGGTAAAGTAAAACTTCACAGAATCTTTACTTACGACCTAGTTGCCGAGCCAGGTTTCTCGCAAGCAATTTTACAAAAATCAGTAAACGAAGGTTTACAAACACAATTCACAAGCGTGTTTGAATCATTAGATCTATTAAAGCAAACTTCCGTTACAAATAAACTTATGGATATTTCAGAAAATTTCAATTTCGAGGATTCTGTGAAGGTCTATAGGATAAATAATTCAGAAATGAATACACCTACTCAAAATAACAACAAACAAATGGCAAATGAGTTTGTAAGTAGAGAAGAACTTAATCAGTACTCTGAGCTAGTTAAGAAAAAGTTCGAGGCTCTTCAAGAAAGCATTACAAAGAACAACCAGGGCATCAACGCTCTATCTGAAAGTTCTAACGATTCTCCAAAGATGGTTACTTATGTTAACTATCTAGCTGGCGAAATGGAAAAGCTTGTTGAGTATACTAATTACCTTTCAACTATGTTGAATAAAGGAATTAACTATACTGAGCATGTTGCAGAAAAAGTAAACAACGTAATTGATTACTCTGATTACTTAGCAGAAAAGACAGAACAGAACATTCAGTACTCTGACTATTTAGGCGAAAAAGTAAATCAATCAATTAACTATTCAGAATATGTTGCTGAACAGGTTGAAAAGAACATCAAGTATACAGAATACGTTGCTGAACAAGCAGACAAAGGAATTCAGTATGCAGAGTATGTTGCTGAACAAGCTGAAAAAGGAATTCGTTATTCTGAGTACATTGGCGAAAATCTAGAAGCTGCTATTAAATACGCAGACTACTTAGGAGAGAATCTAGAAAAAGGAATCAAGTATTCTGAGTATCTAGCTGAAACTATGAATGAAAAGATTTCTCCAAGCGCAGCAATCTCTGCTCGCAAATTACTAGCCGACGTTAAGACCTTAAATGAAGGTGTTAATTACGAAGTAAATGAAGAGTCTGGAGTAGACGAACTAGTTGCAGCAGTTGACGGCATTATCGGCCACATTAAATCAAATGCAGCAAATACAGTTCTAGAGAACAGATACCCATTCTTAAAGCTTCTAAGCGAAAACAATAAACAAAAATTCTTCTCATTAGATCAAGAGACTAAAACTGCAATCGTAGAAACTCTAAGAGGTGCAGTTTACTTCACAGAAGCTGAAGTTATCAATCTAATGGAGGCAGTTCTTAATAAGCAGGAGGAAAATACTCCTAAATACGTAAGATTTATGCCAGAAAAATACAAAGAAGTATTTGAAAGCATGACAGATGGTGAGAGAAATTGGATTGCAGCTCAAGCGCATAACTTCCAATTAAATAATGCTTACCAAGTTAAATCATTCTGGGATTCTCGTGATCTTCGCGGAATTTACGAAAGATTAGCTGTTGAAAAATCAAATTCAGAAAAAATTAACGAAAGCCAAGGTGCAGAAGGCTACGTCTCGTTAAATAAAGTCAATGAAAGTCTAAGAGGTTACTCAAACGACTATCTTGCAGCTCTAAAACGTAGAGCACAAAATTAAAAAAACCGTTTCTAAAAAATGGCAACTAAAGTTTTCAAAAGACTCAACGACGCAAGCGTACGTGAGACTTGGGCTCCAGTTTTAGAAGGTTATGGCGTAGACTTAAATGCACGCCCTTGGTTAGTTGACTATGCTCACAACCACGCTATCTTCGAAAACGCTGGCGCTATCAACGAAGCAGCTGTAGCTCCAGGTTTGTTCTTCCAACAACCAGGTTCTATCAGCTCTATGGGCGCAATCAGCGCTCCAACCAACGCAATGACTCCGTTCACTGCAGGTGGTGCAAAAACAACCGCTGCTGGTTCAGGTGATAAATTCCCATCACTTATGCCAGTTGCAATTCAAGTAGCAGCTAAAACTATCGGTTTCGACCTAGTTGGTGTTGTTCCTATGGATTCTCCAGTAGGTTTCCTTCCTTACCTAGACTACGTTTACCAAGGTGGTAGCTTAGGTTCTGAGTACGAGCCTTACCTAATCAAAATTGCTGGTTTTACCGCAGTTGAAGTAGCAACTTTCGCAGCTGGTTCAAACTACACTATTGACGGTGATGGTGCTGGTACTGCAGCAGTTCTTACTCTTCAGTATGTAGGTGCTTCACGTGTTGATGGCGATCCTATCTTCAAAGTGATCTCTTCTGACGAGTCTCTTACCCTTGCAACTTACATTGCAGCAGGTAACGTTCTAAACAGCATTACTCTTGATGCAGCTAACGTTGTATCTCTAGTATCTGCTCTTGAGAACCACATCTCTGGTTTCACTTCAGTATCTGATGCTGATTATGCAACTACTGACTTCAACGGTCCTTTCGCTGATACAACTGGTAACCAGTCTGCATTCGGCATGACTAGAGAAGCAGCTGAGCAATCTAAGTTCCGTCAAATGGGCTTAAGAATGTTCACCAAGTTCATCGAAGCAAAAGGCGACCAAGTTGCTATCTCTGCTTCTGTTGAGCAAATCCAAGATCTTAACCGCGTATGGAACTTCGACGTAATCTCTATGTTGGAGAACGTAGCAGTTAACGAACTTGCTCAGTCTATCAACAAGAAGTTGGTTGACCGTGTTGCTCAGCTTGGTGCAGCTCACGCAACTAAAGCGAACGAAATAGAAGGTGTTGGAGCTACCCTAGGTTCTCTAATAAACCCAGTAGGTGCTGCTGACGCATTCACTCTTAGCGCTAACCAACGTAAAGTTGTTACTAAGATCCTTGAAATCGCAAACTTAATCTACCACAGAGGACGTTTCGGTGCAGGTACTTTCGTAGTAACTAACGGCCGTATCGCTTCTGCTCTTGCAGACGTATCTGGCTACGTTATCGCTCCTTTCAACAACGATCTTCCTGCTGGAGCAGGTCAGTTGTACCCAGCTGGTAAAGTATACGGCTTAACTGTATACGTTGATCCTAACATGAAGTTCAACGACACTCGTATCATTATCGGCCGTAAAGGTGCAGACGAAGAACCAGGTGTTAAATTCCTTCCATATATCATGGCAGAATCTCTTCAAACTATCTCTGAGGGTACTTTCTCTCCGAAGATCGGTATGAAGTCTCGCTATGCTATCACTGAAGCTGGATGGCACCCTGAAACTCAGTACTTCACATTAACTGTTACTAACCCAAGTTACTTAACAGCGTAATCGTAACTGATTTCGAATATTGAGAGGCTTTCCGAAAGGAAAGCCTTTCTTTTTTTAACCTGTTCGCAAATAAATAACTCTACAGAAAAAAATATACATCACATGAGCACTAAGCCTGTATTAAACTATTTCGAATACATTGCTGAAAAAGCTAATCAAGACCTAGCAGCGTTGCCTGCAGCAAAAGGTTCTGCTCCTAGCAAATCAGTAGATGCTGGAATGGCAAAATTAGACGTTAAAGGCAAGTCAGCTGGCAAATCAGTTAAACCTGAAATGGCAGATCTTCCAAAAGGTAAGGGTTCTATGCCATCTAAGTCTGTTAAGACTGGTGCCGCAGAATTACCAACTACAAAGGGCAGCACACCAAAGAAATCTGTTGATTCTAAGTTTGCAAACCTAGTAGTTAAAGGATCTACTTCTAAGAAGTCAGTTGATCCTGCAATGGCTAAAATGCCTAAAAAGTAATTATTGAATAATGAAAAAAGCTACCTCAAATAGCAGCCTTGAAATGGGCTATGTTGCTGAGAGCTTTTCATCTTATATTCAAGAGAATTCTTTAAAGGATTTAGTCGGCAAGACTGACGAAGAAGAACTTGATCTAGATGATGCTAGAGCAATCGGTAAAAAGATTACCAAAATGAAGGGCGAAGACCGTAAAAAGTATATCGGTATCGTTAACTTTATGGGCGCATCTTGCAGAATCTACAATGAGATCTGGGCAAACTATAAGCCAGTTGATCCAACCAAGAAGAAAGCAAACGTCGGTAAAGAATTCAAAGGTGAAAAAACTGTTGGTTAACACTTGAACGCACGCGGTGTAATTATTGAGACTACTGCAAGTTTTGAAACTACTTGGCAAAAAGTGGATGGCGAAATCAAATGGGATCAGAATGCCCAAAAGATTACTATCCACGATGCTGACGTGTATCCTGATTTAGAATATACTGAAGCTAGCGCAAGAGCAACGTACGTTAAATACGTATCAGCCGCAAGAATCAACGAATTGTTAGCTGCAATTAATCAAAAGATTGAAGCTCTAATCCTATCAGAGCAACCAGAGTCACCTAAACCTGAAGAAGATAAGCAACCTAATGATACAGATACTAATCAAACTGGGGTGACCGAGAATGAAGACAAAAAGGTTCTAGGTAATTATACAGTATTGATCGTCGCTGATAAGATCAGATTTACTGAAGGTCAGCGAAATACTACAACGGCTAATGCTGAATTACTATTTAAAATTTCTGAAAATTTACAGCCAGAACTTGGTCGTGGCGGCTTAACTAATCAAGATAAGATCTCGGTGCAAGTTTCCTACTTATTAAACAGTAAACCTTTTCAAAAGGTATTTGAATTAAGTAAGTTTGAGGAAGATGTAACTAAATTTGGTGGAAACCTAGTCATTCAAGCACTACCATCGATTGAGGTTAAATTTAAAGCAAAAGAGGACGTTTACGCATACGATGATCAAGAATCGACTGAAGTTAAAGTAACAAAAGCAGTTAGAGCAGATTTAGAAAAGTTACCAGAAGAAAAGTTATCTGAGATTGAAAACATGATCCTCAGAATTAGACAAACCCGAACTGCAAAGAAAACGCAGGAAATGCAAGCAAGCAAATCTGACTCTAATAAATAACTAAAAAGTATAAACACGAAATGGCTGGATTACCACATTGGAGAAATTCACTCGCATCGAAGGAGAAATACGAACCGATCTATCTTAACCAGTTTGAGATACTAATCACTCCACCGCCTGCAGTAGCAGCTGCGATTGGATTCGGTGGGACCTTGATGCTAGATCATGTTAAAAAGATTGAAGGTTTACCAGAACAATCTGGAACTGGAAAACTAGTTGAACAATTCTATAAGTTCGCTAAGAGATTGTATGCAGCAGCAAAGCCTGAAGCAACTACTGCGACTCTTAAAATCGATTTTGAGGTTAACTTAAATGAGAACAATGATATGTATACGTACAATGCATTGAGAGCTTGGGCAGATCTAGTTTACAATCCACTAACTGGTGCACAAGGTCTAAAAAGAGATTATGCAGATGCAGCTATCACAGTAAACGTGTTTAATCGCTCAGGCCAGATCTTTAGAGAATTCAATTTTGAACCAGTATTTATTGGTCCAGATAAGTTAACTGAAATGAAATTAGATTATGCATCTGACGAAATTTACAGATTGACTGCAACATTCTCAGCGGATACTTACACTGAAAATCGCCTAGGCGCACTATAAAATAACGAAAGATTTAATCATGGATATGTTTAATGCAAAATCTCGTAGAAATCCAAAGATGGATAACTGGATGGATCTTTCAAAGCCAGAATTCGGCGGCCCAAAAGAAAAGACTGATTTTGATAAGTCAAAAAGAGAATTTTTAAAAGGCTATCAGCGCGTAGTTGATAGAAATGCTGATTTTGAAGGCGGTAAGACTATAAATAACTACGATACCACTTGGAAGGCAGTCTCAAGAGACGTTGTGTCTAGACAAGCTGGAAAAAAACCATTTGACCCAATGCACTCTACTCCTGCAACAAAAAACTCTACCAAAATTGAAGAAGGTAGAATCTTCCGTTTTGAAGAATTCGTAAATGAAAACTTCGAAGAGATGATGAACGACACTGAAGACATGCCAAATGATGACATGCCGATGGACGAAAAACCTGAGCTAGACGAGGAAAAACTCGAAATGCTTATGGAAGAATTCGGAGATCAGATGAAAGAGATGATCGACGAAATCTGCGAAAAGATGGAACTTGATAAAGCTGAATGCTGCGATTACATCTGCGCTACTATCGAAAAGGTTTGCAAAACTGAAGACGAAGAAGAAGGTAACGAAGATTCAGACGATAAGGAAGAAGAAGACGAAGATAAGTAATACTTATAGATTCTCAATAACCTAAAAGGAGGTCGCTTAGCGTCCTCCTTTTTTATTTTATAATAGTAATATTAGCAGAATCTGTTTCAAACTCGTCATCTGGATCCAGCACTTTAGCATAAAACTTAACAGTTAAATACGATTGATTTAAGAACTCCAAAGTATTGATAATTGAAGTTAGGCTTAGATTACCGTTCACATAGATAATTCGGCTGTACTTTCGATTACGAACATTGACTGCTTTATCGATTAATTTCTTAATCTCGTAGTTAATTAAAAAAGCTTGAATTTTGTTTGGAACAACTATATCTTGTTCAAACTTCTCCTTTAGGATCTTATTTACGTTTAGTAAATAATCGCTCTTGGCTTTTTTTGAGAATTTGTTAACAAATTGGCGTTGGTCTCTAACAAATAATATTTCAAGTAGTCGGTCTTCTGATTCTATCATTCTAGCTCGATTTTTTTAATATCGATTCCAGCTTTACGTAATAGATCAAGCCCCTGTTTATCTCGATATTCTTCAAGATAGACAACTCGGGTAATACCCGATTGCAGAATTAATTTGCTACATTCTCTACATGGAGAGTAAGTGATATACAAGGTTGAGCCCTCGCAGCTTTGCGTCGATCTAGCAACTTTAGCAATTGCATTAGACTCAGCATGCAGCACATACCACTTAGTTTCGTAATCGACGAAATTATTGTCTTGGTCAAATACTGGGAGTTCGCACTCGTTTTCAAAGCCAGATGGAGTACCATTGTAGCCATCTGAAATAATCGTAGTGCCTTTAACTATTAATGCACCAACCTTTTTACGATTGGCTTTAGATAGTTCTGCCCAAGTTAAGGCCATTTTAATGTAAGTTACATCATATTGATGTTGCCTTTCTGAATTTGGATGTATTTTCATATATCTTGAGAAGCCTTCGGATAATTTTCGTAAATCCAGTGTAGTAGATCGTCTTTTTCTTGAAAGATTAATGTAGAGTCAGGAGTCGGATTCTCAACAAATTGAAAAGCTGTACGTAGATCAGAAGTAGCTCTACCGCTTGCGTCAATTAAATCAGTTTTAACTGGCGGTAGCGTAACTGGATTAAAATGACCAGCTATCATTTTTTTAGCAAGTTCATAGTGTCTATCGTAGATATGGTATGAATTTGCGGTATGTGAATAGGTGCCAAGCTCTAGATCTGGATAAGTTGCCTTAAGATGGGCATGCATCTGCATTTGGAGAGCACAGAAAAATGCAACATCAGTTGGTGTTCCCCAAATTGCATCATTACTACGCATAAAGACACTCATATAGAGTTTATTCTCTCTAATGTGGAAATTCGCATACATCGTACACACAAAATCCTTGTTATTTGGATATTGGTGCTTTGGCATATTAAAATGCATTACTGCTTGTCTGGTATTCGAATCTGCAATTAGACTATTTAGAGCCCACTGGTATTGAGACGTACCAAATTCATTCTTGGTTGCAAAGATTAGGTTGCCGTATGCAGAATTAGCAGTTCCATCTTCGTTTTGGATCTGCTTCCAGAATTTGGCATGCTTTGCGATATAGTCTACATCATTTCGACCTAGAAAATACCAAAAGAACTCAGCCGCCAAGTATTTAAACTGCGAGCCTCTAGCTGGATTTTCATATAAGCATTGGCTTGGATCTTCAATTACAAGGCATGCATCCAGAAATTCTTTACTGGTTGTGCCTCTGGCATTATTAGTCTTGCCTAATTCCATCAAAGCCTTAATTGAAATCCAATAGGCTTGGGCAAAAGTCTTTCCTTTAAAAACTAGCATATAAGTATTTTACTATGTAAAGTGAATTTAGTTTATCAATTAACGACTTTCATGTCAGAGAAATGGTCGTTATTCTCAACAAAGATCTTCATGTCAAAAAGCTCTTCAGGTAGCATGTCATGAGAAATTACAAAGATTGTCATATTGTATTTCTTTGAAAATTCCTTAAGCAGATCAACAATTCGATAGATCGATTCAACATCAAGTGAAGAAAAGACCTCATCTAAGAATAATAAGTTTACTCGGTGATGTTTAAGTTTAATTAGTTCAAGTATACAGAGCAGTACAATCAAATTCATTTTTTTCTGTTCGCCAGTTGATAACGAGTCTGGCGAAACTTGTACACCCAGATGAGTAATGATAGGATCAAACTCTAAATCAAATTCAAATGCAAACTTAAACTCTAGCAGTTTTGCAATCTTTAGAATCTTCTTGTTCAGAATTGGAATGATCTGATTCATTAGTAGTCTCTTCATTCCAGAGTCACCCAGTATGACGTCCAATTCTTGATTAAGTTTCAATTTAGCATCAAGCTCGGATTTCTCAGATGATAACTCTTTTAACTTGGTGCCTATATTATCAATGATTGTCTGCATTCTTTCGATTGCAGCTGAATCAGTCGTAGTTGGGTTAGACAGTTGAGTCTTTTCACGAGTTAGAGCTGGTATTTGCGCAGTTGCTGTCTGGTGATTTGATTTTGCATCGTTTTGTAAAGTCTCAAGCTCTTTAATTCTAGCAGCCAACTCGTTGATTTGAGTTTGAATGGCAGGCACTTTGTCCTGCTCTACCTGACGTTTTGCTTCAAGCTTAGTCTTTATTTCAAGATGAACTGTATCAGTTAGATCGGATAAACAGTGAGGGCACTTATTCTTTTCGTAGATTGCGAGCTTTTTATTGATCTCGTCAACTGTGAATCTAATCTTGGATTTTTGTTCAGTAACGGTAGTTAATTCAGCTTGTATTTTTTGAACATCTCCCTTAAGTCTTAAAAATTCCTCTTTTGAAGTTGCTTGCAGAGTCTCTAACTTTGCAATTTGCTCGATAACTTCATCTAACCTAGTTTGATTAATCTTTACGACATCGGTCTTTAGGCCAATTAGCTGTTCAGTCGAATTTTGTAGGAGTGTCGTATTTTGATCAATTGATACCTGTAAAGCTCGACTACGAGCAAGAGTTTCTCTAGTCTCATCTTTGGTTAAGGTCGACATTTCATTTAGAATGTCAAGTCCAAAGATTTTATCAATAATCTTACGTTTGTCCTGTGGACTTAACTTAACAAAGCTTTTAAAGTCGTTTACTGATAAACTGATTGTATTTGAAAAAACGTTGAATGGGATTTGAGTCAGCTCGTCTTCAATAAATTCGTCGACTCGTCTCTTATCTGGTAAATTATGTTGAACTCCGTTTATTTCGAGTTTTGAAAAATTTGGTTCAAGTCCACGCTCAATCGAAACAGTATCGCCAGTATTTGTTTTGAACTTGATTTGGGTGTAGGCATTCTTATTAATGCGGTTTGGAATCTCTTTGGTTTTACGAACTGCTGATTTACCATAAATCGAGATAGTCAGTGCATCTGAAATAGATGACTTGCCTCCACCATTCTTACCCTGGACCAGCACAAGTTTCGGCAAATCATCAAACTTGAATTGCTGCAGCTTGTTACCATACGAACATATATTTCTAAATGCAAATTCTTCTATTCTCATCGAGTAAAATAGGTAATCTCTGTGTTAGGTGTAATATCTTTTACTGTTGTGACATTATATAGTTTAGACTCAGCATCATATTCAATCAAGGCATTCGGATACTGAGACTTGGAATAGAATGAGCCATATCCCGATAAAAAGCCGTGGGTTTCAATATCGAGTACTTGAGTTAGGTTACCTGATTCGAATAGGATTTTCTTAATGTCTTCGGTTGAAACTAGGCCCGCGTCAAAGCGCTTTTCCAATTCCATTTCAGCAATTGAATTTAGAATATTGCGCTCTTTCAGAATACCGTCTGGATTCTGAACTAGTCTATCAGCTGCCGATGTTCTAGTTTTAGTCAGTGCTGTGTGAGCTTGCTTGGTTATTGGGATAATTGCACAAGCCTCGATTCGAGTACCGCGACCAATATTGTCAGTTGAAAATACTGCAAACCGGTTTGGACCGACTGGTCTAACTTCAATTGCTCTATGAATAAACGGTCTATGCATACTTATCAAGTTCTCTAACTTTTTGTAGAGTCTCCAAGAATTTTTCAGTTAAGGCCTCTTTAACTGGTTCTGTGTAATTTTGAATCGTTAGGTAATGAGAGAAAATATCATTAATGTTGAAATTGTCTTGTAGATCAAATTCAACTTGTGTCGTCTGTTCTTCTGGTTTAGCATCAACATAAGTAAAGAACTCGATCTTTCGATAACCTGTGTCCTGAATTTTTTCTAAAAAACTGGTAATCGACAACTTACTGGCAAAACTGACGCTTATCATGACATCAATGAAATTGTTTCTGAACATTTTCTCAATATCAGCTAACGGCATTTCCAAGATCTCAAAGATATTGAGCTTTAAAAAGACTGGCGACTTGACATTCGGTAAAAATTCTTCGACGATTTGATCTCCTGTAACATCTAAAACATAATGGCCCTTTTGATTATCACGATCTCCTCGATCCATTTGATATGGGGTACCAGTATAGAGCAAATTTGCTTTTTCTTGCCTAATGTGAATATGGCCAGAATATACTTTCTTAAATGTAGATAAAGCACTAAGTTCGATACCGTGTTCAACTTTGGCCCACTTGTTTAGTGTCAAACCCTTGATGTCAGCATGACAAATAATATAGTCTGCATCATCACGATTATCTTCAATTATACCAGCAAGTCGAGTATAATCGTCAACCCACGGTAGCATTAAAAAGTTATGCTTGCCGTTTATTGATAAAATCTCAGATCTCTCAAATACATGAATGTTGTCTGATAGGTAAGATAGTGACTTAACTGAATTGACTGTATTCTTATCTTTGTAGTAGACGTCATGATTGCCCAAAATAATATAGACACCACGTTTAAACTTTTTGGCTAGCTGTGCAAAGATTGCAAAGCTTTCATTTTGAATTCGAATGTTTACTGATTCCCTAGAGTGAAAAATATCTCCTTCAAAAATTAGAATATCTCGAGCTTCATCAAAGTCAAAGTCAACCTTTTCAATAAGGTCTTCCAATAGAAAGCTTTTTTGAATTTCAAGCCATTCTATTGCATTGTTTTTGATGCCTAAGTGTAGGTCACCAACTAGGTGTATTTTTCGAATGTCTTTTAAGGTCGTCATTAAAACATTTTATTGGATTTCATGATCTTATCCAAGAATCCGTACTTAGTATTTAACTCCAACAATAACACTTCTTTGTTTTCATAACTTAACATATCAAATAGCTTTTTATAGTCCATTGCAACAGTTATTGAAATAGCATCAAGCACATAGATTGGTGTTATAAAATAGTTTCGGTTATTTCGAGTTATTAGATTCTTGCATAAGATTGAGAAAATCTGGTTTATTTCAGTCTTTACAAATTTCTTTTTTTCAGGTTCAGTTCCAAGTATCTGATTTATCTCCTCGCTTGTTTCAATGTAGGAAAAGATTTCCTTTTGAATGATTTGCGAATCGACATATTCTGAATATTTGTCTTGATCATACAAGAAAAAATCAGGCGACGACGAATCTACTTTGATTTCTCGGCCTCCTCGGCTATTTTCGTCTGGCTCATCTTCGTCCATTGGATTTTCATAACCCATATTATAGGTGTTATTGAAAATCTTGTCGTCTTTTTTGAGCTCAGCATATCGCTGTCGACGTCTTTCTAGCTCAGCTGGGTCTTCGTCTAAATCATCGTCATAATGATCATCAAAGTCCGGATCAAAGTGATCTGGTTCAAGACCTAATTCCTCAATTTCATCGCTGTCGTTGTATTGAGTTAGATCGTCATCTTCATCGGGTAGTCTATTAAATGGTTCCAATTCATAGTGTGTCTTTTTAATTAATGGAATTTAGAATATCATCGTGTGGCGATACACCAGCTGGGACTGGTGGTAGCGTTGTTGCGGTAATAGGCTGAATGCCATTTTGTGATGAATGACTTTGATATTGATTTCGCATTTCATTCTCTAGCGAAATAGTATCGTCATCATCTGAGTAATATTGACTGGCTGGATCAGTTTCTTCAACTAACCTAGCATAATCATAATCCATTCGGTACATTTTAAAGCTTTCAGTGTAACCTCCATCACGGTTTGCAATTAGCTTGATCTTCATACGTCTCTCCATTGGGCCTCTAATTAGACCGAACAGAGAATCGACTGTGTGAACTAATCCAAAAGATTCAGCAATATCACTCATGCCAATGTCTTGGTCGTCAACTGCGTCTCTTTTAATTTGGGTTGCTGTGATAATACACCATTCGTTTCTAATCGCGACTGCACGTAGCTCTTCAGAAATTACTTTGATTTTTTCGTATACATTGCCCTGTTCACGTAAAGGTCTCATCAGGTTAATATAGTCGACGACTATTACTTTAAACTTTATACCTGTGTTATTTTGAACAGTGATGAAGTAGTTTTCAATATCGATAGCTGAGGCAGTTCCAGTTGGAAATTCCTTTACCATCATTTGTCCCATTTGGGGATTATTCTTTTTCAGTATCTCAATTTTCTCCTTGACTCCGCCAACTTGATCCCTATGTAGGAGAGAATCGTATTCTTTAAAGACGATGTTGAGGGCGTTTGAGCCTATACGTTTCATGTACTTGGCATCAGATAATTCAAGCGTCGCAACTCCAACTTCACAGCCGGCTAGAAAGGCACGAGTTGCAATGTTTGATAACACCATTGACTTACCAACCTTTGGTCTGCCTTGGAAAACGACTAGTGTTTTTGGGTTCCAACCTCCACCTAATACTTTATCAAAGTATGGAAAACCAGTTGGTGTACCGATCTTTGATAATTGGACGTGGTGTTCAGCATTAAAGAAGTCTAGTCCTGATGCCGCATTTGCAAAATTGACGTTTAGTTTATCATTAAACTTTTGTCTAACATCATTTGTAATAAGCTCAACGTTGCCTGGATTAATGTCAGCCGTCTTTAAGAAAGACAATACATCAATAACTGTTTCGTTAAGATTTTTATAGAATATGAATGACTTTGTGTACTTATAGAGAAAATCGTAATTGTATTGAGAAAGGTCAACCTCAAACAAAGAATTAAATTTGGCGTCTGGGATATTGAGATTTGTCAGATTACAGACTTCTCTTAATTCAGTACGGGTCGGGATCTTCATGTACTCATGAAAAAACTTCTTTGCTTCACGATAGACTTTCTGTAAAGAGTCATCATTGAAATAGTGAGCCTTAATCGCTGGGATTATTTCTCTCTTTTCAACACCTTCGTAATTTTTTGGTCGAATCACTCGATCATTATCATCCTCAGTCAATGCAAAATTGAAGATGATCTTCTCAAGCAAATCTATATTTTCTTTAAAGTCTATCATATAAAAGTTATACTATGGAAAAGTAATTGGTAAACGATTCTTCTGAAATAAAAATGAATTCTCCGTTTTTTTGTAGATGGCCTAAACCTATTCCATCGGTTAGGTGCTCTTTGAGGCGAATTCGAAAATCCTCATTTTCCATGTTAGTACCAAACACGTATTTTAGAGTCTTGACTGAGAACTTTAACTCGTGTTGAGTAAGCACAGGCTTCTTTTGGCCATGCACTCTCAGTAGATAAGAACAAACGTCGAAAACAAAATCAGAATACGTTGGATAACTTGGCATGGATGTGTGCACAGAGAAATGATATTTGACGGGCAATTGGTCATTAATCTTGTACATCACTATCAAAGTCGGTTAAGTCTTCTAATTCGTCAGTTTCTAATGTGTCAATACCGGATTGAGTTTCTGGGTATTTAAAGGTTGGCTTGATTACGTTTTCATCAAGTGCTCTTAATACTTCCTCAGAAAACAGCTTGGGCGAAAAGAACTCTCTAACTGGAATTGATTCTCCAGTAAAGCCATTCAAGTATGATTTGCCTAATTTCTTGGGTTGAAAATAGTGTTGTTCGCCTTTAAGATCAAATGCGATGCACTCCTCCTGCTCGGCAGGCTTCATCTTATCAAATTCTTTTTGAGTAATCAAGTTACCTCGACCAACTCGACAGCTTTCCCAAGTTGCATAATTTTCAAGACCAACAAATGGATTCATACCTTTGTGAAATGAAATATGGAATTCAATATCGAGAGGCTTTGCAAGACGATTCTTTTTCGTCTTTGACCTAACTATAATGCCAGTTGTTGTTTTTGCCTCATCTCTCAAAGTTCCTTTGCTCAACATTAAGATAATTGATGCTGAAAACTCTGGGCCTCCACCGCCTGACATGCCCTTTGGAGTATACTGATCCATTGAAGCATAGGTGTGGTTTGTAAAGATGAATGGTACTTTGTAATTCGATAAGTCTAATGTGAAAGACTTGAATAGGGCTCTCATCTCTTTAGAACGCAATCCCATATCGGCTGCATTCTTACCTTTATCCATGTCTGTCTTACTCTTATCGGTATCCAACATCCCAACTGAATCGACAAATACTGCAAGTTTTAAGCCAGCATTTTCTCGAATAGTTTCAATAAGGTCATTGATAAAGAATTTAACTTCGCTGATTAGTCCCATGCGCAGATAACGCAGCTTTTCAAGCTCAACTCCAAATTTAATGTAATCTGACGAGTCGATTGCGCCTTCAGTATCGATGTAGAAGACGTAATAGCCTGCTTTTTGTAATTCACGAACTGCGTTTAGGCAGAGGAATGTTTTACCTGCACCAGAGTCTCCAGCAATACCAATACTTCTGGTATTTGGATAGCCTCCGAATACTGAGCCCGACATTTGGGCATTGAGTAAGTAGTTACCAGTTGAGATGTACTCATCGATATCAGAAAAACCTCTGATCTCAACTTTGGATTTTACTCGCTTATCTAATATGTCATTGAATTTTGCAAACGCATCTAACGGTGATTTAGCCATGTATCCTTAATATTTTTAAAGTTCAGTATCTTGTACACTGAGCTTTAACCTGGTTTCACGAAAAATATGAAACAAGTAGAAAACACGCAGCTAGGAGCAGAGTGTCCGAATGGTCGCCGTTAACGATTTTGTAAAAACCAATTTCTTCGATTGAAGAATTGTCCTTGGTAACTGGGTTCTTGGATAGAACTCGAGAGAAAGCAAAATTTGTGTTGCTTGATGCACCGGTTACATCAATCGCGTAACACTTATAAGTTGAGTAGATTGGGTTGACTGACGATAGATCTCCCAAATAAAACATTGAGTCTTCATTTAGGTCAAATCTAGACAGGTCCATGCCGCATTCTTCAATCATGCAACGACCAACTGACTCAAATGGAGAAGCATCAAGCTCGCTATCATATTCGTCAGTAATAAGGGTCACTGAGTCTTGGTCGTTGATAAAATTAGGTTGAGACAGCGCATAGATCTTTGAGATCTTACCGTCTTGTGATCTAGTAAAAGGTAAAACGGCTACGCCAGTTTTCAAATAGTTTAACTGGTTAAGCTGATCTTGGTCTCTGTGAATTGAGACCATTTCATATCGAGTATCGATTAATGGAACTCTAGATTCAATCTTTGGTCGATTTGTCATTAAGCTGCTTCTTTTTGTCTGGATCGAGCATTTTCCATAAAGATTCTTTAATGGAATCTGCCGTTACACTATTATTTATATGACTAGAGAGCTTATTGACAAAGTCTGATTGATTTTGAGAATTCTGATACATTGCCTTAAGTAGAGTTTTATTTGGCAGTTGTACCTTGATTGAGATATTGAGCTGAGTTTCCTCTAACGAAAACATGCCAAATAAATCAGTCGTTTGAGCCGGTGCACTAACTTGCGGAGCTGGTGCACTTACCTTTGGTGCTGGTGCAATTATTTCAGCTTTAAGTTCCTCAGGTATCTGTAAATCTGGACTAATTTCCGCTGCATTAACAGTATTCATTGACGGAGCGTAATCGATATTGATCGATTGAATCTCCATAGGTGTTAATGGCTTTTGATCGTCCATCAACATCATATAGTCGTTAGATAGAGCATCGACTGGAACTCTGACACCGTCGCTAAATTCTGCATAGAAGCCAGTTCGGCTCTGGCCGATGTCCATGACTTCAAATACTTTGCCTAATCTTGGCGATGGCTTGCCCTTAACCAATTGAAATCTTTGGTTTTGAAAGCTATTTTTTAGTGACATTAATGCTTCGATATCCATACCTAATGCTTTTTTTATTCGGTTAATTAGTTTTTTCATGCGCTAGCTCGTCTTCTAACGACTTAATTTTTGCCTTTGTTTCAAATCGTTCATTGTACAGACCCTTTAGAATAGCTCTAGCGGCTGAGTCGAACTTATTTGTGAATATTGTATCATTTTTGGTGAAAATAGTTTCATCTGGCACCTGCTGAGCCGGATTATATTTACCCAAATATGAATCTGGTGAAATGTTAAATTGAATTTGTAAATTCGGGTACATTGAGGCAAAGTCAAAGCATGAAACATACTTATAATAGCCTGGCACTGGAGTTGCAACGAAGGCTCCGTCATAAGTTGCCTCATTTTCAATGTCTCGTCGGTCGCTGGCCATTAGTTTACCTCTGCTCAAGAATTCTCGACACATCAGCGTCTCAGTAATGTACACAGCTGAGAATACTTTAGATACATCAACCTTTGCAAGTTGAGAAATAGAGAAGGCAACGTCTAACAAGCCCAACTTATCTTCAATTAGTTTGATTAGGATTGTATCAATGATGTTGTACTTGACGAAGTTCTCAACGTCTTGCTGGGCCTCGATCATTGTTGCATATTCACTGTGAAGTTTCGTTGTGCCTAAAACGAGGTTAGCAATATAGTCAAGTTTATAGTTTTCGACAACTTTGTATGGCTTAGTATTCATAAATACTTCCATGTAGTCGAGTAGGCCGATGTGGAGTGGCATCTTGGATTGACCAATTAGCTTATCACTTGGCATATTCTCCATTGCTTCAATCTTTAAGCGCTTGGCTCGATTGACCAGATAGATCCAGTCAAAGCCTATCACGTTCCAACCAGTAAAAAATGGAATCTTTGGTAAGACTTTCAAAAAGAAGGTTGACATTAAGGCTTCCTCTGTATCAAAGAATAGGTATTTGAGAGAGAAAGTCTGATTGTGAGCCACAAAGTATTCGTTAACTTCAGTTTCTAGCTGCGAAACTACACCTGATTCTAAGTCTTTCATGGTCGACATGACATAGCAGACGTTTTCTTCATTCACAAATGTTATTAAGTTCACAGGCATCGCAGCTTTGGCTGGATCTGGGAACTCGTTTGACGTTAACTGAATCTCAATATCGAGATAATACTTCTTTGGGCCCTGGTTTGAGTAGATTAAGGCGAGTTCTTCTGGGGTAAATCTCTCCTGAATGAGCTCTTCGAGTCTAAAACGACTGAGCCACTTATTCTTGGACTTTTTTAGAAAACGATTGTCCCAATTACGATACTCAGTTGGACTTGGAGTTAAAACCCAATTGAACTGGTCAATATCGTGAATGTATTTTTTGATAAATGCAACTTGGCCGTTTGCATCATAGTATGATACCATTAATTCTGAGGTATCTTGGTTGAATTCTGTACTTATTATCATGAAAAGATATTTGGTCTATCTAATTTACTAAAAAATCCGCTAAAGTTCTTTGCTGGGGTCGATATAAATAACTACAAAGAACTTGTAAGCACAAATGGCATTAATTAAACGTAAACAGATTGATCTGTACATTAAAACCCCAGTTGGCAACGTATCCGGTAACGTATTTGGTATTGACAACTTAGCTGGAATTGCAGCGGGCGCGTATTCGATTACAGCCGGCGACCAATACGAAATCGTCGTTGACAAAATTGTTGGAGCAATTGATGACATTGCAGATCAGATTGACGGTCTCTATTTTACATATTTAGTGAACGGCGCTGGTAGTAAGAACCTAACTAAACAGGCAACAATTGATCTTAAGAGTACTGCGAATCAGGTTAGCGTTTCAAAGGCTGATTTAACGAATGGTGTCGAGTATACGTTTAGCTTGCCATCTGCAGTAATCGCTCCAGGTTCTTTAAAGGTTACAACTACTACTGAATTAGTAGGTAACGTTACCTTGTCTGGAAACTCACAGACAGTAACTCACACAGGCACAGGTAACCTAACAATTTCTTCAACTAATGGAGAGGTTTACATTGAAGGATCGCATTTTGCTGGAAATAACGCAACTGTTCCTGGAGACTTAACCGTTCAAGGTAACTTTAACGTTGTTGGTAATGTTACCCAAACTGCAGTTAATGACGTAGTTGTTCAAGACAGATTCATTAAACTTGCAAACGGTAACACTGGTTCAGTTACAATCACAGGTCTTTATCAACAAACTGGAAGTAGTGCATATGCTGGTTTAATCTATAATTCAACAGAAGGTCAATTTAGACTGTTTACGTCTACTGTTGAACCAACTACAACTACCGCAATGAGTGCCTTAACCGCTGCAAATCTAAAGATTTACGGCCTTGATGCAAACAATGTTGAATTTATTTCGTTGGGTAATAATGCCAAAGAGGCTATTCAAGACCTAATGAATGCTACCTTAACTGAGGGATATGGCATTAACTTGGCGTATACTGATTCTGGAGCAGCAGGTACTGGAACAATCTCAATCGCGGTAGACATTAATGAGATTGCAGCATCATTTAATTTACAAGTTAAGACATACGAAGACAGTGCAACGCCTAATCAATACGGCATCAACCTACTTTCTGAAAGTTTAGTATTTAGTGATTCAGATACTGCATTAGTTAAGAAAGTTACTGGAGTTGAAGCACTTAAAGTAATTATTCGTGGTACGATTCATGAAGATATTGTATATGCCGCATCAGCTGCAGCAGGTAAGTTTACCCTAGACGGTAGCGGCAATGCCGTAATAACATTAAGTTATGCAGTTTCAACTGGAGAATTTAAAGACATTTTAGCAAATAGTGAATACGTACAAGTATTCATTAATGGAGTTAAGTGTAAATATTATGAGTGTCAATGGGCTGCTGGCTCAAGCACAGTAACTGTTTATGCTGGTTCCAACACAAGCGGAAGTTATACTGGCGTTGGATTCCCATTGGAGTCTAGCGATATTATTACTGTGCTTTACTATGGAGATAAAGTAAATGAAGTTGCTAACCCAGCGGTAACTACCACAACTACTACGACAACTAGCACGACGACTACAACTTCACCGATTACTACAGCGGCACCTGCGTATACATCGTACAGTGCACCAATCGACGGCAATATCACAGCAATCGACGTTTACGGCGATATTATCCTAGCAGGTACTGATACTGGAGAAATTTGGAGATCAGACAACGCTGGATCTACTTGGAACGCAGCAGCGGTTATCCCAGGAGGCGGTAGAATTAATGGTATTAACATGCTACAAGATAGCTGGATTGCAACGTCTGGCTTTGGAGTTGCTGTATCAGATGGAGCTGGTTGGGAAGTATTGACCGGATTAGCTTTTACTCCAACTGCTGGAGTTAGAGTGAGTTCAACTGACTTCTTAGTTGGCGCAACGAACGGATACCTTTACAAAACAACTGATTTTGGAGCTAACTGGTTACCTACTCTCAATATGGTAACAAACTCATCAGTTAATAAGATTGCGATCGAAAGAGCAAGTGGAAATCACCTAATTGCTGTATCAGCTAACAAAGTTGCATACACAAGTAACTTTGGCTCGTCATGGGATACAATTCACGTGGCAACCAATTTACCAGTTGGAGAACAGTTTACTAGTGCAAGCATCACATTAGCTGCGACTAAAATTATAGCAACAGCTAGTTCTGAAACCCAAATTAACTTGTGCGCCGATATAGTTGCAGCGGGTTCAACTTGGACTCAAAACCAGATTAATGGCACGGCATTGCCGATTAAGGGAGCGGTAGTTAAAACAAGTGGCTTGATCATTATTATCGACGGATCAACTGATGCATACCGTATAGATTCAGCGGAATTAGCTGTATCCGGTTCGTATTCTGTAACAGTAGACGGAAGCTTAACTCATGCCGGCGATGCAATCGGCGCGTTTGATTCAATTATCGTAATTGGAGGTCAAACTGGAGTATCTAAGCGAAACTCATAAGTTCAACTTATTTAAAATAAAAAAGGAGCGGTTTATAATCGCTCCTTTTTTTATACTCTAAGTATAAGTATTAAGTCGTTTTTAAACTAATATCCCCGTTGTTGACGTTGACGATTTTCTTCATTTTTTGCCATGTACATATTGTACATCTCCTGAGAAGTCATACCGATTGAAGCCGCATAATTCATAAAGAAGTGAAGCATGTCGACAATTTCAAACTTGCACTCTAATTGGTCTGCTTCTGACAAATCAGAGAATTTCTTTGATCCAAATGAACTATAGTCCTTTTTCCATCTTTTCCAAATGGCATTGCCTGAACCATCTTTGATTCCACCGAGCGCATCAGTTGCCTCATGGATTTCATCAATCATTGCGTGATTGTTCATGTGCCAAAAGTCCATTACTTCTCTGAGGGCCATGTTCTTAAAGTCATAACCGTAAACATCTTTTTGTGTCTCGGCCTGCAGATTTAGAATATCTCCAAGTGTATCTTCACTAGGCTCAGCTCGATCTGACCAATAGTCTTTGATCTCCAATTGTGAACAGGTATTATCAGTATTTGCCATAAATTTCGTGTATCTAGGTGTCTTTTACCCAGAAAGCCGAAAAAGTTTAGGTTTTGTAGATCACTGGCTGATAAATAACGTTAGACAGCAGATCGCCCGGATTATAAATATGTGAAATTTGGGCAGAAGCTGATAAATAAATAACTTTAAAAATAATAAGTACCCGCAATGGCAGAAAAATTAAATCTGAATAGGTTCAAATCAAGCGGAGTCTATACTGTAGAAATTGACGAAAGCACCAATTTGAGCCTTCCTATCTCAACAGGACGTCTAATCGTTGGTTCGAGTAAGAAGGGCCCTATCAATTCAGTAGTTGCAGTAAACGATCTTAGAACGAGACTTGCTGTGTATGGTGAGATTGATACAAAATTGGAAAAAAACGGAAGCTACTTTCACAGAACAATTGATGTTGCTTTAAGAGAAGGTCCAGTTTTCGCGCTAAACCTTGTGCCAGTTAGTGACACAGATAAGGCGTTTTTTGGAACTTTTAACACTGAATCAGCTTCAAACAATTCAACTTGGGCACCAAATTTATTCAAAAGCAAAATTTCTGATTACTATAATACTCAGAAGCTTTGGTTTGCGAGCATTGATCAATTAAACAAGACTAAAAACCTTGCGCTCGGTGATCTTTATGTAAATTCAGGCACAACTTATGGTGCACTAGATAAGGATGCGAACAAAATCTTAAGTTTTGTTAACTTAGGTAAAAAAGACGTAACTGTTTGGACTAGAATCGCTAGTGTAACTGGTTATGATCTAACTGTTGCTGAGTACTACAAGCTACTTGGCCAAAATGTTGAAATTCCAGAATATCTACACGTCGACGATATTGTATCTGACTTCTTTGTTGAAGCGATTGCAGTTGAAGGCGATTGGACTGATTACCTAAAACTTAGCAAAGATCCAGTTTATGGTCAGTACTTTACTGAAAGCGGCTTGATCATTTCTAAATTGAATGATTTTGTTTCTCTTCGTGAAGTAACTCTACTTAATAAAGCAATTGGCTGCATTATCCCAGACTTTAGAGATCTTACAAATTCAAATGTATCAATCGATCGTATCTTTAACAGAGCGTTTGCTCAATCCGGCGTATTCTGTGCATTAGACTTTGGTAAAGTTGACATTATGGACCTAACTGAAGACGAGTTTGATAATACTTCAGGTAACGAAGATGTTAGAACTCATCGCCTTGATCTAGTAGGTCATGGATTTGATGAGAACGAGTATTGGTTAGACGCAAGTGCGACCGTTAAAACTCCTCTAATCGATGTATTAAGTCACAGAAAAGCAGCGGACGGAAACTTCCAATTTAGAATTCACGATATCGATGCAGTACTTGGAGATGCGATTGCTGGCCAATCACACATTATCCCAAGTTCAACTACTACTTCATACACAGCAACTTCAATTACTCCATTAACTGCCGTTGTAACTAGAGTTAATAACACAACTCTAACTGTTACCGGAGCAGGAGTAGATTTATCAACATCATTTGACGTAGGTAAATACTTACTAACAACTACTGCTGGTGTTTACGTTGCAATTTCAGCAAGAAGTTATACTCCAGAAAGTGCTCCTGGTGCAGACGATGACGTGCTAACAATTACTCACGGTAATGGAATCATTGCTGGTGGAAACGTTAACTACGTAGCTGGTGGATTTGATGTATACACTCAAGTAATTACTCAAAACAATAAATACGTTGCTGCATACGAAGGTGGAGAAGTTTGGAATGCTTGGAAGAAAGGTATTATTAAAACTGGCGACAGAAGTAGTTTATTGTATATCAAAATTGATGGTTTAGTTAAAACTTCACAGGGAGTTAATTACATTGAAGTTCTGTTCTACAACGACGCAACTTTAACTAACCAGACAAATGCAGTAGCGACTACGATTAACACTCTTAATGTATTAAACATTACAACAAGCGGCGATAAGTTCAAAAATCAATTTGATTTAACTAATACTGCTTACTTTAGCGGAGCATATCAATACTTTGCGCCTAACAAGATTACATTCACACTGAATCCTAACTTGTACGGTAACACTGCAAAAGGAGAACCAGTAAACGGTAACTATGATTCAGCTAAGAGAACTGAGGTTGATGAATTCTTTAAAGTAGGTCAATACATTAAAGCTGGAGTTTCAGCAGGTAGAGGTCGTCTCTTAAAGATTACTTCAGTTGTTGCACAAAAAGTAACGGTTAACGCTTCGACCACGTTGAAGTACACAGTTACAACTGCAGCCCCAACCGCAGCAAATACTCTAGGTTTTGATTTAACTTCAAACATCATTAGCGTTTACAAAGGAATCAAGAATTTCTCTTCTCACGCAGTTGGCGTTAAACTACCTGGATTAGATTGGGCAGAGAATGATCTATATCCTAACGGGACTTCTGCTAGACAGGACGAAATCTTAGATTTCATGTATGAATACAATATCGCATCTACTCTAGCCGATGGTGAAACTCTAGATTATCGTTACATTGTTGATTCGTACGAAGGTCAAATCGCAGCTAATGCAAAATCTGCACTAGTTCAATTGGCAGCTGATCACGGTAAAGCACTAGCGATTCTAAATAACCCATCATTTGCTCAACTAGAAAGATCAACTGACCCAAGCTTTGTAAACCCAGTAACTAAATTAGTATCTGCTGAATACATTGCGACAGGTGGAGACTTAACTCAAAATCCAAGCTTCCAAGCTGGATTTGCAGCTGGCGAAAAGAATGGCATTCCATTACAATCATACGCTGCTTATTTTATGCCTAACTTGATTATTCAAGAAAATGGTAGAAATAAATCAGTTCCACCGGCAGCTTACGTATCTAACTTGTTCATGAAAAAGTATCGTAGTGGTAACACATTCTCAATTGCAGCTGGTAAGCGAGGCATAATCACTGATCCAGAAGTAGTTGGTGTAGAATACGATCTAACTAACGAGGACAGAGATTTCTTAGAGCCAGCAGGTCATAACTTGATTGTACGCCGTCGCGGTTTTGGAATCATGGTATTCTCAAACAACACTGCATATCAAAGAGTTAAGTCAGCTCTAAATAATATCCATGTTAGAGAAGCGCTAGTAACAATCGAGAAAGACGTTGAAAGAATTCTTCTAAACTTCCTATTCGACTTTAACGATGAAATCACTAGACTTCGAGTTAAGACTCTAGTTAGAAACTACTTAGAGGCTGTGAAAGATGCTCGTGGAATTTCAAGTTATGATATTGTCTTTGACGAGAGTAATAACGGACCGGAAGTACTTGAGAACAATGCTGGAATTATCGATATTATCATCGATTTCCCAAGAGGAATTCACAAGTTTGTCAACCGTATCACTATCACAAGAGCTGGAGGCCAGTTATCTTCTCAATCGAGCGGATTTACTCCTTCATTCTAAAGATAAGGAACTACCTAAATCAGAAAAGGACCTCAATGAGGTCCTTTTCTTTTTGGGCATGACCGATTTGAGGTCGACTCCACCACTCAGTTTAGGTCTGAGAACCGCCTCGAAGTCTTTCGAGAATTTTTTCTAATACTTTAATAGTATCAGTTGCATCGTTATGCAGAATACCAGTACCGCCGGCTTCAGTCCATTTGTCAATCTTAGCC